CATTGACGCTGGCCCACTGTTGGCGTATCGGCCCCCGAACGAACGGGCATCCGTCCTGGCGGGTTGCGTCGCCAACACGGGGTGCGTGGTCGACGTGGAGGACGAACAGAACCGTACATCCGACCGTTACGCGGGGTCCACGGAGGTGCACATCACGTCGTATTTCGTGACCCCGTGGTTGACGGGCAACGACCCGATTACGAAGAAACGGTGGGGGAAGCCAAGGTTCATCACCTTGGCGGAGTCCTCGATCACGATGCCCGTCCAGGTGTACAAGAACTACGACAAGTCGTCGCAGACGACGACATTCGACGTGAACGTGACAGGGAAAACATCCGATTCGTTGTGGGACACGGCGAAATGGGATGACGCCGACCCCGATTCCGACTATTACGCCGCGTGGGACGCCATTTCAAGGGATCTCGTCGCAGACGTGATTCGGCTACCAACACTTGGGACAGCACTCAGCATTAGTTTGAAGGTCAATGGTCCCTCCACGAACAACCACTGGGAGGTGAACGCTATGGCGTTCACATACAACCCGAGGAGATTGCGCTAGATGGCGACGTTGGCTGTCACAAACGACTTTTCGGCGGGCACCACGATTGTGGCCGCCGACATGAACACCAACTTCTCCGACGTGGAGACGTTCGTCAACTCGTCCCCTGGGCTGTTGCAGAACAGTTTGGTGGACGCCCAGGGCGACCTGTTGGCCGCTTCGACTGACAACACGATTGTCCGCCTGCCTGTCGGCGCCAACACCTACGTGTTGACTGCCGACTCGACGACAGCGACGGGTCTGATCTGGGCTGCGGCCACAGGGGGAACGATCACGGCGGTTACTGGGACTTCTCCGATTGTGTCGTCTGGTGGGACGACACCCGCTATTTCAGTAGTGACCAATGATGCACAGCTCATTTTGAACAACACTGTCTTCAACTAAGGAAAGATAATGGCAACATATTCCAAGCGTGTTCTCAGCGGAACCCCTGCCGATGGCAGAAACGTCAAGGTTGCTGCTACGGCGACGGCGGGAACGCTGATTCATACGGCTGTAGCGGGCACTTCTGACCTGGACGAAATCTGGTTGTATGCGTGCAACACGTCTGGGTCTGATGTGAAGCTCACCATCGAGTACGGCGGCGTTGCTTCACCTGATGATCTGTCTGAGGTCACGATTACTGCTGAGGCAGGCTGGGTTTTGGTGTGCCCAGGGACATTGTTGCAGAATGGCCTGATTGTCAGGGCGTTTGCTGGAACAACGAATGTCATCAACATCAACGGTTACGTCAACCGCATCACCGCCTAGCACATGTTCCGCCAGGATCGCACCAACCCGTCTACCGCCATATCCAACTGGCGGGGACGGCACGACACGCCTAAGGCGTGGCCTTCGACGGCTGTGTCTACTTGGCTGAATGGTGGCCTGTTCGGTGCTGCTGGCATGACGGCGTTTGGTGGGATCATCACGCAGTATGAGGATTCTGGTACGACGTATCGGGTTCATACGTTCCGTGGTTCAGGCAAGTTTGTGGTGTCTGCTGGGACGGCTGACTGCGACGTTCTGGTCGTCGGTGCTGGCGGTAGCGGCCCCACTTGGGAAGGTTCAGGCGGGGGCGGTGGCGGTGGCGTCGTCCAGTACGCATCCCAAACCGTAGATGTTGCTTCCAGCCCGTACACGATCACTGTCGGTACAGCCACTTACGCGCAGGTTGGTGCATCCAGTTCCGCTACTGGCAACACGGTCGTTGGTGGTGGTTTAGGGGCGTCTTACAGCGCTGTCGATAACGATGGTGCGTGTGGTGGTGGTGGTGCTTCGTCAAGTGGTGGCGTGGGAACGGGTGGTACGGGAACGCTGGGGTTCGCTGGTGGCGATTCTGGCGGCTTCGGCAGCAGCCTGTGGGACGCTGGCGGTGGCGGTGGCATGGGGTCAGCGGGTGGTGATGGTGTCGGCGCAACGGGTGTTGCTGGTGACGGCGGCAACGGGCTGGCGAAGATTGGCATAGCAGCATCGACTGTCCTGTATGGCGGTGGCGGCGGTGGCGGCGGCATCACGGGTGGTGCGGGTGGTACTGGTGGCGGTAGTGCTGGGAACACTTTCTCTGGTGGCTGGTCGGGCGGCGCAGGCGGGATACCGAACACGGGCGGTGGTGGTGTCGGCGGTCCAACCGACGGCTCTAAGGCTGGCGGTGCGGGCATTGTCATCATCAGGTACACGGTCTAATGGCTGATCCCGCATACATCGTTGATGGTGTTCTCACGGACGGTGAGGCATGGGTCGGTATCGCCCACGCAGCGGTGTCATTGCCTGCTGCGTCGGTCACGTTTACTTCAACGGATGACGGTCAAACAGGCGACTTCTCCCAGTACATGGATTTGATGCTCGTTATTTATGTTGCAACGACTCATGCCGCTGCGAGTAGTTTTCTGTGGACCAACCTCAACGGTGATACGGGAAGCAACTACCCCTACCAGTATTTTACGGGTGACGGTGCAGTCTCGTCGTATGCGGGGACGACCGATCGAATCGACACACGGGTATGTGCTGCGGCTTCATCGACCAACGTGTTTAGTGCCATCACGATCAACCTGTTTGATGTGAACAGCGGCAAATACAAGTCCACTGTCCAGCAGACCGCCTCTGACCTTGGTAGTACTGGTCAAGTGTCAATCAACGCTAGTACATGGCTTTCGCAGGCTCCGATCACTTCGATTACTTTCACCGACCATTACTCGGCCAACATTGCGGCTGGTTCCAAGTTCTCCCTGTTCGGCATCTTGCCAAGGATGGTTGCCTGATGGCTGTGATCGAAGCAATCGCCACAACGTACCTGGAGGCTGACGCTGCGTCGGTGACGTTCTCGTCTATCCCTGCGACGTATGAGCATCTGCAACTACGGCTCAACGCCGCGACCAGTTACGACAACACCAGCGCACCCAGTTACATCATCGTTCGATTCAATGGTGACTCGGGAGCCAACTACTCTTTTCACCGCATGACGGCCAACAGCACCAGTATTGCGGGTGTGGCGGTGGCGGGACAGGCACAGGGATATGTATCTGGACCAGCGAATCTGTCTCCTGCCGCCAACTTCGGCGGCATGGTGTACGACATTTTGGATTACGCAAATACGAACAAGAACACGACGATGGCGGGGGTAGCGGGGAGTGGGACATCTGCCCCTGTCGTTGGATTCAACTCGGTCTTGTGGGATAGCACCGCAGCCCTCACCACAATCCTGTTGACCTCATCAAACGGGGACTGGCGGCGTGGTTCTGAGTTCACCCTCTACGGACTGAATGACTGATGGCTGCTTTCACTGTTATCGACCACACTGAGGTTGGCGCTGGTGGTGTCGCTTCGTGGGGCGAAGCCGCCATTCCATCCTCCTACGATCATCTTCTGCTCGTAATGTCTAATCGGACTGTAACTAACTACACCACCGACGATCTCAAACTGCGGGTGGGGAACGGTTCTATCGACACTGGAAGCAACTACTCGCACACCCGCATGTACGCAACGGGTACGACCGTCGCTTCAACCCGCCAAACAAACCAAGATGCAATCCGCTACATTTACACGAGTGGTAACGCAGCCTCCAGCACCGCCAACACGTTTGCTTCAATAAAGGTTTGGATACCGAACTACGCCAATACGACTGGCTTCAAGCCCGTTCTTATCTCTGTAGGTAAGGAAAACGCCTCAACCGCTTCGGTGGGGTGGTATGTATCGGTACAAGCAGGGTTGTGGCAGTCCACGTCAGCGATCACTGATATCGAAGTCAGTGCGGCTGCTGGACAGGACACCGGTGAATACAGCACGTTCACCCTCTACGGAGTAACAGGAGCATAGATATGCCAAGACAGAAGGTTGTCAACGGGGTCTACTACGACCTGACAGATGCTGAAGAAGCAGAACTGACGGCTCGGGCTGAGGCTGCCGATCTGGACATGAACATGGTCCGATCGCAACGCAACGGGATGCTGGCAGCAGCAGACTGGACACAGTTGGGTGACGCCGCATTGGGCGACCACACCGCTGTGGAGTGGGCGACGTACCGTCAGTCGTTGCGGGATCTGCCTGCGGTGTATAGCCGTGTGTCTGAGGTGGTGTGGCCTAATGATCCACCGACGCAGGTCATTGTGGACGCTGAGGAAGCGGCAAGGCTCGCCGCCCTCTAGTAATGGATCAGCCGACCGATATCCGCCAAGTCAGAATCCCCACCGTAGCGGTCGGGTTGATGCTGTCCGTGGCCGTAATCGTCGGCACAGTCACATGGTCCTCAGCACGTCTGGTAGCGCGCATCGACCATTTGGAGGCAACGGTGTCGTCCATTGAGCAGACGATGGACATGAACGCGTATGCGCGTTCTGTCGATTTGGAGGATTTGCAGGTCACGGTCAACTATTTGAGTGTGGCGTTGGATGATTTGGGCGACATGATTGATGATGATTGGCGGGTGGAGGACTGATGTCCACCACCTTTGTTTACAAGCCGTCGCATCGGATGGTGGGACAGAACGCCCTAAGTATTGAGTTTGAGCTTCGGAAACTGGCACAGAAGCTGGAAGAAATGGACTCTGCAATGGACGCGACCAGACTAGGTATCTTCGGAAAGCGGGACTAATGGCTATCAGGCGGGCTGCCTCAGAGATGGGGCGCAAACTGGGCGACGAGTCGTTGACCGTTGCCGATACGGCTATCGGGTTGGCATCCATCGCCTCCAACTCTGTTGCGGCGATGATAACGAACGGTGCAGAGGCGATCAGGGTGAGGTGGGGTACCCCCACCACATCCGTCGGTCACTACCTGAACCCGTACAGCACGATGGAGCTGGTGAACGACGACTTGACTGTGGTCAAGTTTATTCGTGTCGGCGGTTCTAGTTCAACCATCTTCGTCACCTACTTCGGAGCCTAACGATGCCGTTGAATCGGATTTCGCAACGACTCGTAGATCAGGTTCCGACGGGCGACATCACCGATGTTGTTGCGGGGGATGGTCTGTCGGGTGGCGGCAGCACGGGTGCTGTAACCCTGGCGTTGGATGTCAACGAACTGACTGTTGCTACTGCGGTTGCGGGCGACTATGTGGCGATAGAGGACGTTGGGGACGGCACGTCGAAGAAAGCCCTCATCAGCGACATTACGGCTCTGGCTGGCGACATCACGGAGATTACCGCTGGCACCCTTGTTGATGTCACTTCGGGCACGGGGCCAGTTCCTACGATCAACGTCGATCTGTCCGAGGCATCGACTTCTACTTCTGACGCTGATGGCGATTTCTTTCTGGTTACTGATGCGGCGGCTGCCCAGTACAAGCTGACGAAGGCGAACATTGCCTTGTCGGGGATGAATAACGATTCTGGGTGGACGACCAACGCGGGCACGGTTACGTCTGTGACTGGGACTGCTCCGATTGTTTCTTCGGGTGGGGCTACGCCTGCTATTTCTATAACGGTTGAGACTGCGACGTTGCAGTTGGCGGGTCAGGTGTTCGGGTAGATGCCTCCTTGGGGTGCTGGGTCTAAACCCAAGGCGAAGACGGTTCCGTGGGAGACTCCTAGTCGTCCTGCCGCTACGCCAAAGCCCGCCCAGATTGGCCCTGGTGGCGCCCAGTTGCCTGTTGATCGGTTCGGTCGGGCGCAGGGGTTGGATTCGGCTTACAACCCGCACGATCTTGGCGGTGGCCTGTCGGATCTGGTGTATTACCCGCATTTCGATAAGTCCACCATTTCGGCGGAACCGTACCGTCCAGGTGAAGGTGGTGGCGGCCTCCAATATCTGAACTCAACTGGGCCTGCTTCTTCAAGTGTCCGCACGGGGCCACCGTCTGGTCGTGGCGCTGTTTCTACGGGCGGGTTTGGTCAAGGGGTCGGTGCCGCTTCGGCTCCGAGTTACAACATGAGTGACATTCTGAAAGCCGCTACTTCGGGGGCGGCGACTGCTCCAGCAGCGAACAGGGTCGCGCAGCCTTCGCAGCAGGAGTTGATGAGGGCAGCCACGTCGGGTGCGTCCACTCACCCTGCGGCACAAGCCATTCAGCAGCCGTCACCGTACGGTACTGCTGATCGGAACATGATAAATCAGGCTCAGCGGGCTGGTGCAGGTTCTTACGCCCGTACAGAGTTCTCACCTCAGGAGTTGATGCAGGCGGCTACGTCGGGCGCTCAAACGGCTCCTGCGGCTCAGGCTATTCAGCAGCCTGCTCCGACGCCGTATGCCCCCACTCAGCAGGAGTTGATGTTGGCGGCTACGTCTGGGGCGGCTACGCATCCTGCGGCTGGCATGTTTGGTACGCGTGTTCCAGGGTTGGTGGATGATCCTGCTGACAAGAAGTTTGTTGAACCTGGGAATGTCAGGGCGCATTTGCCTGGTACGGGTACGGTCGGTGGTGCTGGTGGCGGGTTCAGTACAGCTCCTGCCGACAAGAAGTTTGTTGAACCTGGGAATGTTCGAGCAAATCTGCCTGGTACTGGTGCTGGCGGCAGCGGTGGTGGTGGCTTTGGTGGCGACGGTGCTGGTGGCGGTGGTGCACCTGCCCCTATTGTTCGACCCAACGAGGGGACTGTCAGCCCGTTTGGTGACGGGTTTGGTGATCTGCAACGCAAAATGGCTAGATACCAGTTTCTGGAAGAAAAGTATGGGCGTGCGGGTGCCCGTTACATGACTGATCTTGAAAAGTCATACAAGGAGGGTTTGCGGGCGTTGCCTGGGACTTACAACCGTCGCGGCATGTTGGACAGTGGGCTGTTTGATCGTGGCGGCACAGAGTTGTTTGCCGACTATTACGGCGACGACTATGGGGCGTTGCCGCGTTACTTGTCAACACTGGGCGAAAACTTGTACGGCCTGGATTTGGGGGCATACGGCACCCAGGATGCTTACAACGTGACGGGCGAGGCGGATTTGCAAAACAGGGCGAAAGCTTTGATTGAGCGAATGACGAACCTGAACAACCCTGTGGCTGGTTCTGCTGGGCCTGCTTATGGCCCTCCCCGCTAGGAGTAACTGATGGCTGAGGAGTTTTACCGTGACCCTGACGACAGCTGGCTGGATAGTCTGATTGTTGGTGCTGCGGAGCAGGGGGCTGGCGCTTGGGGCAACACGGGTGGCAAAGTTTGGGATGCGATAACGGGTCGTTTCCCGCAGGACTCCCCTTTGGATCAGTCGGGCGACATTCTCGGCACCGTGGGTAAATACACGGGGGGTGCGCTGGTTGATCTGGTCAACG